GCCCCTTACATTTTCTAGACATTTATTTGTCATTTTAACGATTATGTTATTCCCAGGGAATAAGATCCCGCACAACTTTTAACGGAATTTTTGCTAATCTATTTACAACTTCACACACTCCCCTATTGTTCACTATCTATTATTCACTCACATTTACGTACTTCTCACATGGTACGTGTTATACTGCTGATATTAGCTCTGAATGCGGCATCCATTGGATACCCAAACTCCAATTCGATATGCCCTCCCGGGTTTACGCTCCCGGTTATTAAAAGCGACCTCAATACTCTTATTGAGATGACTGTCCACTTTTCCATTTATCTTTTATTTGCACTTGCACCCCAACGTCAACCACATAAAAATCATAATAAGACTGTGTCGAACCGACAGAATAGTCTGCACTTCAATGAACTTCTAATTCGACCAACCCGCTCGATTTAGCAAAGCGTAATTGTCTTGCTACACTCCTCTTTAGGCACAATCACACAGCTAGAAAAAATAAACACACATCTATTTAAGCAGCCATTCTGGTATTTTACTGTTGCACATTAACCCTTGTATTCCTTTTGGACGTACTCGCGTTGATATAGTAAAATGGTGCTGGCCTTTAAACCAGCCTGTAGGCTAAGGGGATAACCTATCAGTATCTATCCCTTCTACGACAACAACTATGGCAAACACGTCGTTACCCTGTGGCTCTTCCTCTTCAATTGCAGCTTCGTCTGCCTCAAATACTATTGCTAATTTACTCAATCAATTTATAAGGACAAATCCACCACCTCCGCCCTTGCCCCCTCCTTGTCCTCCCCCGCTCACTATACCTGCCCCTAAATCGCTCAATACAGTCCCATGCTATCTCGCCTCCACTGGCCCGACTTCACATTCAGCTTACGCTCCCGTTTCACACACGGTTGAGCAAGAGGCAGTTCCTTTACTCTACGCCCCTGGTAGAGGATGGTATATTGAGACTCTCCCCCCTAATCCTGTACCAATCTATCTTCCCATTCATGAGATGTTAGATTTACAGCCTAATACCTTCACACTTACACATTTCAAGTCGAAATCTTTGTTCGTCTTTCATTTTCTTTTTGAAGATTATTTCGAACATATGAAAGTTACTCGTCTCACTTGTCCTAATTACGATGTTCGTGTTGCATTGAATAAAAAGTTCTCTTTTGTTCATTCGCTATTCGACCCTCGTTTACGTATGGTCCCTTCGACCAACAGTCAAGATAACATTCTCACACTTGCAACCAACAATTTATTTGTTGCTCATTATGTGTATAAACAACTCTATGTACTCTTCAACCTCTCTCCCAGAGGTGATTTGCTCCCACCTATTGTACCCACTCACTCCCACCCCGAATTCACATCTGAGATGGATTTTAAACCCATCCCACCTTCTGAACTCGAAGTAGAACCGAAACCTCATTCTAAACGACAAAAAGGAAAGAAGCGCACCGCCGTTTCGGACTACGAAAACATGTTCAAAACACCTCGACATCACCGCAACAAACGTGACCAAACTCACGCTCATTACACTCAGCCCCAACCTATTGGTACCACTTTTGTTAACACCGCACTCACAAACGATGACGGTGAGATGTTGCTTTCCTCCTCAAATGGAGAGCCACTCATTGTCCGTGAACCTGTTCATCACACGTTTACTGGTAATCTCGCCTTTGACATTCCCAGTTTCTTCGCGCTTTTTGCCGGAAAAGGCTATGTTCCTAGCCAGCTTGCAACTGTTCCTAAAGCCCTCGTCGTCGATTCAATCCTCGCTTGGACCCAAGGTTATGGTTTAAAAGACTTTCACACACTCTCCCACATTGTCCGTACCCACCCTGATGGTCCGTACGTTGTTTCCCGCAAAACCCCAGATCACTCACATCAAATCCGCGCTATTCGTCGCTTTCTCAAAGTTATGCATATTCGCGGTGATTTCAAAGAATTAGCCCCTTATTTCTCTGAGATCGGTTACAATCCCCCACAAGGGACCTTCACATCTGAGATGTTTCATAACCCAGTTAACTATCTTTCCGATAAGGTAGATTCTTACATCTCCACCAAGACTTCACAAATTTCGAAACAAGCCGCCACTGAAATCAAGGAATCCATTCAACAACCTGGATTCCTTGAAGACATTGGAACACGCATTGGACTCTCCGCTACTTCTTCTATTGGCTCAGTTTTCAAAAACATGCTCACTTCTACACTTGCTTCCCTTACCGATATGGGAACTCAAATTTCACAATTCATTCATTCGCACCTCTCTTCAATTATTTTCTTAATTATTGGATCCCTCATCGGACTAGTTGGCACCACTCTAGTCCGTATGGCTTTTACAGTCATATTCCCTTCCAAAATAACAGAATTTACTTCTGAAGCTGATACCACTGGTGAAGAATTAGTTGATTGGCTCGGGCGTGTAATTACGTCCGGGTTAGTCCCTACTTTCTCCAAGACTACTCCTTTCAAAGCCCTCACTGGCACCATTGCTATTTTTACGTTTTTTGAAAAAGCGCCTAAGTTTATTGAATTTGCTGGAAATCTCATTAAGTCCATTATTGATTTTTCCTGGAAATTTATTTACAACACTGATGACCCCTTCTTCGAATCCACTGCCAATGTTCAAAAGTTTCACAAAACTCTTGAACAAATGATGCAATTCGTTGATCGTGATTATGAGAAAATTCCACTTGCCCAAAAAGAACAATTCTGCTCCAATTATGAACAACTTCAACTTTACCAATCCCGCTCCGTTACCTTCAAAGATAAAGACCTTTTCATCCGTCTTTCTAATGTTATCAATAATCGTCGTGACCTTTACAACACTGTTCGCTCTAACATTAAGATTGGTGTAATCAGGCAGGAACCCACTTCTGCTTGGTTAACTGGTGACGCTGGTTTAGGTAAAACTGAAAGCGTTGATCGCCTTTTTGAATATCTTTATTCCCTTATAATTAGATTCGGAAAGGACTCACCCGACCCCGTACGACGCCGTGCCTACGACGACCTCGCAGACAAAGAATGGGACCCATCCCACATTGGACTTCATTCACACCAAGACGCATTTTTCTCAAATTATTCCAAAAATTGGGCTTTCTTGCTCGATGATTGGCGCCAATTTGGTGATGACACCGCAATTAACTCTGAAACACAAATCTTTATGCTTGGTAAAGCCACTGGTAGGTTTCCTCTCCCAATGGCCGAACTTAAGGATAAAGGAAACAATTTCTTCGTCTCTAAAGTTATTGGCGTCACAACCAATATGTCCGAAATGACCCTCACCGTTCCTGTCGGTTACACTAGCTTTGATGCGTTCAATCGCCGTCGTGATTTCGTTATTCACCTTGGTGGAAAAACCAACGATGCTGCTTATGGCTCCATTCAACAATACGCCGATTCAACTTTTAAAGTACAACGATGGAATCACACAACCAAACGACATGAACTCATAAATGTCGGTAATGGAACACATGGTTTCCGTAAATTAGGTAAACTTCTTTACGAACGCTATTTGTACTACACCGAAAAATACATGAAAAATACTCAAGACTTTGAGTTCGGCTCTTCCACCAGTTCCTCCGACACCGATGATAATGATCCACCACCTCCTCCCGATAATGACACCACGCCTACCGATGACCCGCCCACCTACACTGAATCCCTCCTTGACTTTGAAGATATTTCTCATGGACTCGTTCTTCAATCTGCCCATCAATTATTGGATAAATGCAATCTACAGAAACTCGACCAAAAGACTGTAGACACTGTATTTGACCAGTACTATATGAGACGCCTTCCACTCCTCAAGAAATCCCAAGAATACCTTCATGCTTCCGTTCACGAACAAATTAAAATGATTGAGAAATTTCATATGAATGTAATTCGCGACAAACAAAATTATCTTCGTCAACGACGTGGCGAACCTACATCCACGGCAACACCGTGGACACCCATTGATACCACATCCCCTCCCATTTCTGAACCACCTAATGATGCACCTCCGCCCCTGTCTTCACCCGATACGCTTTCACAAGTTGGTAACTCTGATTCCCCCCCCGCTTTTACCGCACCTGGTATGTCTGGTTCTTACTCCGGTAAAACCACACTAACTGGCTCGAAACTCCATATCGAACAAATCACAGCTGCTCGACACAAACTTCTTTCATCACAATCACTTCGCGAAATTCCTGGTGACGTGATCAATGCTGTCACCACATCGATGGGTTATCCACCAGTTGTAAATTTCACTTCTGAAATGGACAATGAATACCCCAACCTTGTTGACGACAATGATTACGATACTGCTGATGACATTGATGACTTTGCTTATGCAAATGACCCTGAAAAAGTCAAACAATCTGTCCTTGGCGATGTTGCTGAACAAGCATGGTGGGCCGTTCTTACTTCCCCAGTTACTGGCCCCCCTCTTCTTCGTCGACTTCAACGCACTGTCGCAATGTTTCAACCCACTCCCAACAAAGACATTCCTCACACACTTCCCCTCGTTAATGCAACCCAAATTCATCGTAATATCACTCGTAAAGCAGGTGATGAACATGACTTTCGCTTGCTCTTCGCAAGTTATGGAAACATGCATGAAGTATGGCGAGCAATTATAGCTGGTGGCGCCCAAAAACGCTACGAACTACCTTGGCTTGTCGCACTTAAAGCACACGTTTCACGTGAATTCCGCCCAGACTGCATTCCCCCTCAGCTCCTTGGCTATCCTGAAGTCAAGCGATTCCGTGAATGCGGTGAAATACGTCATATCCTTGATACTAAACATGACTATTACGCCGTCCTTGCTGCTGGTGGGCTACACATTCCCTGCGCCGCCTATGCCTGGAGACACCTTACTGATTCTGAAAAAGATAATTACTCCGATTGGGCACGCCGCCAAACCAACCCGCGTGCTTATCGTGCTCTTACTCTTGCCCCTATTCACATCACTAACGTTACTCCTGACCATAGCGGAAATTTCTACGACTCAAATCGTGGAGGTATTTCGTCCACTACTTACATTGCTTCCATAGCCCTTCATCTTCTTATTTGTTTTGCTGTTGCTTTCTTGTTAGCTAAAGCTATCATTTGTTTAATTCAAGGATTCGTTTACCTCCTCGAACATTTTGGCCTCAAAACCAATTCTAACGAATATTTCACCTCTGAACACTCAATTGACATCAAAGCCCTTCAAGAACGCCAACGCCTTTACAAGCTCCTTAAACAAGGCAATTCTTCTGCAAAATCACAAGTTGACATTCCCCCTGACACTTTCACTTCTGAACAAGGTTCTTCCATCTCTTCCATTGAATATCGTGTAGCTTCCAACACATACATCTCTGAAATCGAGTATATTAACCATGCCTCTCAGAAGAAAGAAATGATGGCCAACGTCTTCTTTCTCACTCAAAACCTTTTCGCTCTTCCCCTTCACATGTTCACAGCTGGCCCTGTAACAAAGATTACCTTCTACCCTGGAGTTAATCGACGCAAGGTCAACCTAGATACTTGCCATTGGCGCGACGTAAAATCCCTTTCTCAATTAGACCCTTCTGACCCTAAACTTGTCGAAATTGAAAAAGCTTTTGAACGCCGTGACCTTGGTATTTTCTGGGCTCCTGGCCTTCGCTTCCGTAAAGATATGACCACTCACCTTCTTAAACGCACCGACCTTAACAAACTCCTTATTAATCGCGGAATAGAACGACTCGAACTTGGAGAGATGTCTGATGAAGTCACTGTCAAAACCACCGCATCCAATGAACCACTTCGTGTTCTTGGCTTTGACCATGATGAACTCCCTCTTTCCACAGATCGAATAACTGTTTTCGATTATTATCGCCTTCCAGCAATGCCTGGCGGTAATGGACTTTGCAATTCCCCTTACATTTCCCTTTCAAATCACCTTGGTACAAACTTTGTCATTGGTCTCCACGTAGCCTCCAACCTTCAAAAAGTTGGTGGTAGCGACTCTATTATTGCACCCATTTTTAGAGAAGAGATCGATTACATTGTTTCGAAGATACCCAATGATAGCTTCAATTCTGAACTTGATTTTGGTGAGCCTGAGTTCCTTCAGCTCCCCAATTTCCCCCTTCAAATTGAAGATTATCTTGGTGAGTTTATTCCCGGTATGCGTATCCAGTATACTGTGAACAAACGAATCTTCTTTAACACTCAAACTAAGTTGCGCCCAACCGTTTTTCAAACAGGCACATCTTCACTTCCTCCCCCTTACCCACAAACTAAAGCACCTGCTGCACTTACACTCGAGGCTCGCCGCCTTTCCTTCCGTAAACTTGAAGGCCGCAACCTTGATTGTTCCACCCGTGTTCTCGATGACCCTAAGTATTGGGAAGGCACGTTTCGTGGCCTTCCTGAAGATTGTTGTCGACTAATCTCACTTGTGGATTGTATTGAGGGAATCCCATCCTTAGGCATTCCGCCCTGCGATTTAACCACCGCAGCTGGATCACCATTCACCCAATATAACGTCACACGTAAAGATTTAATCAAACGTGATCATATTGTTTCAAATGTATCAGCCAACGTCCCCGCTTGGTACTTTGAACAACATGACGACAACCTTGTAAAGCCCAAATCTACCCAATTCCCTGACCTCCAAGTTAAAGGACTTTGGGTTCATCCTGATCTCCAATATGCATTTTACATGCGCCACTATTGCTCTCGAAAGGGCATTCATTGCCCTGTCCTTTACAATATGTTTCTTAAAGATGAAGACCGTCCTATTGAGCGTGTTGAACTCGAACACACCCGTTATGTCAACGCAGCCCCTGTTGACGACATGCTCTTTCACAAATCTATCTTCGCTCGATTCATTGTTGCAATAGATGATAATCGTGGCGCATCCGACTCCAAAGTTGGACTCAATCCTTACTCACACGAATGGGCCGAACTTCACTCCTATCTCTCTGTTTACTCTGAGATGGTTGTTTCACAAGACGTTTCAGGCTGGGATATCCGATTCCCCGTCCAAATGTTTGTACCCTCATTCCTTAAATATTTTCGCCTTTATTTCAAGCTCAATATCACCAGTCCTTTCTATCGACTTGTTAAAACGGCGACACTATCACACTTCGTTGTCTACCTTGTAATTGATAATTATATTGTTGTGCTCATCATTATGCCTTCTGGCGGATTTTGTACCTGTCTTTTCAATACGACATTAAATTCTGCCGAGCATCGTTGTGTCCAACATATTATTGTTGATGGCAAAGATCCCGAAGTTCACACTTTTGACGAAACCAATCGTCTAGGCTGCCAAGGAGACGACTCACTCCTAGCAGCTAAATTCACTCCTGAGTACAATGGTCAAACCATTGCAGCCATTCGTGATATTGTCTTTAATCACGAATGCACAGAACAAGATAAAACGCCCACACTTAAACATTCCATTCCCATTAAAGAAGCCGTTTTTCTCCAACGCGGCTTCCGCATTGAGAATGGACATGTGTTCTGTCCCCTTAACCCTGATTCGTTGCATTCATGTGTGCAATGGATTTACAAACCTACCGATAAGACATTTGACGAGCAAGTCAAAATCAACATGCACTTTGCCATAACTGAATGGGCCCAACATGGCAAAGATAAATTCGAGTACCACAAAAATTTGCTCAATAAGTACGTTGGCCCCAAACAACAGTACTACCTCGAATACGACCACGTCCGTAAGAAGATGATGGGAGATGCTTACGAGCGCGAAATTGGCCCTAATTTCGCTGCGCGGTTTAAAACCGCCTCTTCCTTCTTTTCCTAAGACCCAACGGGCGCCGGCGCCCCTAAACACCGGACATTTTTCGCATCCCCTCCTAGTGCTGGTTCAGGATGCCTTTAACGACCAAGATGAGCTTTCTCAATGTGCCCCAATTTATTGGATGAGATAGAAACTCCTAGTCGCAAAAAGTTTGCACGCCCCCCCGTCTCCCTTAACGATCGTAACAAGGGAAATGACATTCACCCGATCGCCGAATCAATTTCTACATCAGTCGCTGAAACTTCAGCCGTCGCCCCAGTCGGCGCAGAGCAGACACCTGCTACAACTGGCCAAGAAGGCCTAACAACCTTCAAAGAATCTTCAAATGAGCTCGCTACATCAGCACCTCCATTGTCCCGGCCCATTTCTGATCCTTACAACACTCCCACACCCACTCAACTCATGTCCAAGCAGTATTTGATCAAAACTGCTACTTGGACAGCTGGTTTCGCTGGATTCGTAATCCCGCTACCAGGTGCCATCATGGCGATAGCTACAATAGCCAAAGTTTTGACTCGTTACCGTTATATCCGTTCATCCATTACGCTCGAAATCAAACTTAACTCGACCCCCTATCACCAAGGTGCCCTGATGGTCGGATGGATTCCATCCTGGCCAGGTGCCAGCGCATTGCCCCACACAAATGCCGGCACAGCCTGTGACTCATTTATTTTGTCTGGTTGTAATGGAATTATTATTTCTGCGTCCAAGCAGGATTCCGTTAAAATCACAATCCCTTATTTGGGTTCACAGGAGTACATCGATTTAATCGATGGCCCCACATCCGCCAACGACGGCCGTATTGCTACGCTGTTCGTTCGCGAACTCAACACCCTCACTTCAACACAGGCTAATATTGCTGCATCACTCCCCATAAACGTATGGGCCGGCTTCTCAGGTCTGGAAGTCACCGGATTCACGTCCGAAAGTGACCGCCACTCGTCTGAAGCATCAGCAAAATCAAAAGGTGGATACGACCTTAAACCCCTTGTTTCCACAGCCTCTAAACTCCTTCGCAAAGCACCTGTGATTGGAGAAGGATATGGTATGATTGCCGACCTTGTTAACACCTTTGCCGGCGATCTGTCCAAACCCACTTATACCACGTCCCAAACCCCAATCATGCCTGTTTACCAGAAAGAAGCTGCACTTGCACATGCTAACACTTATGCCGAACCATTGTCATTGTACCCTAACCCCTACCTTTCACAGTCCCCAACAGTAGGTGGTATGGAAACATCCCATATGACTCTTTCTCAATTGGCCCAAAAACCAATGTTGACTAATATATTGACACTTCCGTCAAATGGTTTCGCAACAATTGTTGCCTCTCCTCTTCTTTGTGGTTCAGCAGGCGCTACAACCATCGATACACCAATCGGTGACTACCTTGCAAACGTTGCACTCGCCCACCAATTTTGGCGGGGCTCAATCAAGTATTCCCTTCACTTTGATTGCCCCTCATTTTATTCGTTCCGCGTTCGCATCTCCATATCACGCCAATTAGGAGTTGCCATTGTTGACGTTGGTGACCTCGAATCCATGGTCATGGATGTTAAAGGTGACACATGGTTTGATTTTCAAGTGCCCTACTTGTATTCAACACTATGGCGTCAGCCCCTCCTTGAAGTATCCGGACCTGCCTCCGGCGTCCCCACTATTAAAATAGAACTCCTCACACCTATTGTCGGCTCGACATCACCAGCGACCCCCGTCATATTTGTTAATGTTTTCCGTTCAGGCGGCGAAGATACACAATTCGCACGTCCACGCGGTGTCCGTCCTGGCACTGCAAATTTCACTTCAGAATGCTCCATTTCTGAGGTGTTTAAAAAGCCATTTAATGGCCTGATTGCTGGCACTCAGCAAGCCCTTGAAAAAGGTTGGGTAATGCCCGAAGTTGCTAACACTGTCTCTGACCAATTAAAGAGACGTTCCAACTGGGTTTACAACAACTTTCTTCGCTCAGGCCCTTGGCAATTCAACGCTGGAGCAGCTAACGTAAACTATAACACGTTTGCCGGTGAGCCCTATAATTATTGGGCCGGCTTCTTTCGCTATTGGCGTGGCGGGAGAATAATCACACACACACAACCCAGTAACCTGGTTGCCATGGCAAATGATGGCACAGCAGTTACTTGGGGTGACGGCGCCGCCGCCGTCTTCACAACACAAACGAATGCACTCTATAATAACGAGTCAGTACACCTACCTTGGTTTTCGATGGTCCCATACGTCGCAACTAACGGTCCAGGCCAAGCCTACGAAACAGGCGTCTCTTCGGAAACGTCAATTGGCTATTCACCACTCGAACAATTCGGAATTGCATCCGCAACCACACTTATCTCGATTCAGGCAGCTGACGATTTCATGTTAATTTACCCAGTACCATTTTTTCCATGTTATTTCGCCCCTATTAATTTCGCCCCTGGCGGGATCATTCCCCTGCACCCAGCTAAGTTCGCTCACAACTCGCGTAGAGCGTCTAAAGATACGCGACTGACTTTCACTTAAGTCACGAAGGCACCGGACACCGAACCTACCCCCGGCCCCGATTCCACACAAAGCCCAGCTATGCTCTTAAATGCTGCCCACTTGTGATTGGATAGGGGAAGTCGATGGTGGTGTCAGTGGACCTTCGCCCACAAGCACAAACCTATATATAAAAATCCATAAAAACCTAGTAAAATTAAAATCTAGGGAATTAGTCTAAGATAGGTAGCTCCTTTTTTGGCTACGACCACCATTTTCTCTAATTCTCAGATTGCGTATATAAGGCTTTCTCCATGTTTCCCATTGTCATGGAGGAAGGCACTTTGTTTTGGTACTTTCAAAGTTCTTTTGTAAAATACAAC